AGAGTTTACAACTGGCGTTGTTGATGGAGCAGTCAAAGGAACTGCAACAATCACCAAGGCAGTTGCTAATGATGTAGTATCAGTCGGAACACTTGCTGTTGATACAGCAACAGGTATCGTTGATAACGTTGCTGAAGAAGTCGACAGACAGACAGACGAACTACAGAAAGAGCAACCTGAAAAAAAGTAGAGGATATCATTCCGACAGCAATGTTGCTTGAGGCAATGATGCTCTATTGTTCAGAGTTTCCACAGAAATGTAGAACTGTAAAGGGGAACTAAAGTTCCCCTTTCTATAAATAAAAACATGTACAAATATAAAATAAACATAGTGAAAGTGGTTGATGGTGATACAGTTGATGTAGATATTGACCTTGGATTTGGAATGACCTATAAAAAACAAAGGGTCAGACTTATGGGTATCGATACTCCTGAGTCAAGAACTCGTGATTTGGTAGAAAAGAAATTCGGTAAAGCATCTAAAAAACATTTAAAAAGTCTTTTAGAAAGTGCTGAGTCTTTATCACTCATTTCACACGACAGAGGTAAGTTCGGTCGTATTTTAGGAACTATTATTGCTCATCATACAGAAGGTCATCCTGTATTTGAAACAGAAATAAACATCAATGACCAAATGATTGAAGACAATCACGCAGTTAAATATACTGGTGAAAGTAAAGATTTAGTAGAAGAAGAGCATTTAAAAAATAGAAATGTTTTAGTTTCTCGAGGTGTGGTAGAACTATGACACTCAGTATACTAGATTGTTTCTATATTATGATGTTTGTTGTTGTATTCGGTTTCATAATTCATATAGAAACCAATATCAAAATTCTCTTAGAAATGATGAAAGAACACGTCAAGTGTGACACAATCAAAGATTCCTTAAAAGATAGTAAAAACCCTCTTGAATAATTTGTAAGTCGGTAGTATACTAGACTTAATATAAATTATGAAAAGAGGTGCTTATGAAATTTATAGATGAATTAGTTAAAGCAACTGGTAACGAGTATGCAAATATCGTTGCTGATGGAGTTGCAGCTGGTGATGTAGATGCCTTTGTTGATACAGGTTCTTACATCTTCAACGCATTATTAAGTGGTTCACTTCACGGTGGACTTCCTTCAAACAAGATTACAGCAATCGCAGGTGAATCTGCAACTGGTAAAACATTCTTTGCATTAGGAATGGTCAAACAGTTCTTAGAAGATAATCCTGATGCCGCTGTAATGTATTTCGAATCTGAATCTGCAATCACAAAAGGTATGATTGAAGAAAGAGGAATCGATTCAAAAAGAATTGTTATCGTGCCTGTCGTAACAGTTCAAGAATTCAGAAATCAGGCAATCAATATTCTTGATAGATATCTTGAAACACCAGAGAAAGATAGACCTAAAATGATGTTTGTCTTAGATTCACTTGGTATGTTATCAACTACAAAAGAAATCGAAGATACAGCAGAAGGTAAAGAAACTAAAGACATGACTCGTGCCCAAATCACAAAAGGTGCATTCAGAGTTCTTACTCTTAAGTTAGGTCGTGCTGGTGTGCCGATGATAGTAACGAATCATACCTATGATGTGATTGGTTCTATGTTCCCTCAAAAAGAAATGGGTGGTGGGTCAGGTCTGAAATATGCAGCCTCATCAATCATCTATTTGTCTAAGAAAAAAGAAAAAGAGGGTACAGAAATTATCGGTAATATTATACACTGTAAGAATGCAAAAAGTAGATTAACTGTAGAGAACAGAGTTGTAGATGTCAGATTGACATACGATAAAGGTCTAGACAGATATTATGGTTTACTTGACCTTGCATTAGCAAGTGGAGTATTTAAGAAGTCATCAACACGAGTTGAACTTCCGAACGGTAAAACAGAATTCGGTAAAACGATTAATAACAATCCCGAGAAATACTTTACAGAAGATGTAATGGAAAAATTAGAAACAGTTGTACAGGATTATTTTAAATATGGAAACAAGAATAGAACAGACGATACTGAAGAATCTGATTCAGAATGAAGAATTCACACGAAAGGTAATACCCTTTCTTAAAGAAGAATACTTTACAGACCAAACAGATAGATTAGTATTTAATCTCACAAAAGATTATTTCGATAATTACACCAAGAGTCCGACAGTTGAAGCACTTCTTATCAACCTCGATAAAGTGACCAATGTCAATGACAATACAGTTACTTCATCAAAACAACTGTTGGACTCGTTTTCATCAGCAGATGATACACCACAAGAATGGTTAGTTGATGAAACAGAACAATGGTGTAAAGACAGAGCAATCTATATTGCAGTTATGGATTCTATTGAAGTCATTGATAAGAAGTCTCAAAGGTCTACTGGTGAGATACCAGAACTACTCAAAGATGCATTGTCAGTGTCATTCGACACTCATATCGGTCATGATGTAATCGAAGATGCAGAAGATAGATTTGAATTTTACAATAAAGAAGAAGAGAAGATACCTTTTGACTTAGAATACTTTAACAAGATTACAAAAGGTGGTCTTCCTAACAAGACACTCAATATTCTACTTGCAGGTACAGGTGTTGGTAAATCTATGTTCATGTGTCATCATGCATCATCTTGTTTACTCATGGGTAAGAATGTATTGTATCTTACACTTGAAATGTCAGAAGAAAAGATTGCAGAGAGAATCGATGCGAATGCATTGAATATTCCAATCAAAGACATACCTAATCTATCGAAGAAACAATTCACAACAAAGATTGATAGACTTAAAAACAAAACACAAGGTAAACTGATTGTTAAAGAATACCCAACTGCATCGGCTCATGTTGGTCATTTCAGACATCTATTACAAGAACTTGATATCAAAAAAGATTTCAGACCTGATATTGTTTTTATTGATTACCTAAATATTTGTGCAAGTCATAGAGTACGACCTGGTTCAGGTGCAAACTCTTACACACTCGTTAAGAGTATTGCTGAAGAACTTCGTGGTCTTGCAGTTGAGTTCGATGTTCCTATCGTCAGTGCAACACAAACTACAAGAAGTGGTTATGGTTCAACTGATATTGGTCTTGAAGATACTTCAGAATCATTTGGTCTACCTGCAACAGCAGACTTAATGTTTGCATTGATTACTTCAGATGAACTTGAAGAACTTGACCAGATGGTCGTAAAACAATTGAAGAACAGATATAATGACCCCACAATCTTCAAACGATTTGTTATCGGTGTCGACAGAAGTAGAATGAAGTTCTATGATGTTGAGCAAGATGCACAAGAAGAACTCATTGATAGTGATGATAATACAGACACCCCTATCTTTGATAAAGGTCAGCATTCTAAATTTAGTGATTTTAAGGTATAATTATGGTAAAAGAATCAGCACAATATGATAACTACCTAGATAAAGAAGGTAGAATTAAAGACGAATATAAAGCAACACTGGATAAATTTACAGAAGACGGTGAAGAGTTTGCTTCAGTTCTGCCAGAGATACCTAAGTCTGATGCTGAACTAGAAGGTAATTACAAACATTTAATTGTTCATATACAAGACTTAGATTCATTCAAAAACCTTTGTGAGAAACTAGGTCAGTACATTGATACAAAACAAACATCAACTTACTTTCCACTCGCAGACCCAAATACAAACTTCTTTGGCGATACTTACGAACAACCTATCACAATCGCAGACACATCACGAATGGTTGCCAAACCAAAAAGACAACCACAACCAAGAACTGATTTGTCGAGAGAAAATAGATACAGTCTTCATTGGCAAAACATGCCATCGTTCAATCAACCTCAGATAGAATCTTACAGGTCAATTACAATTAAAATAAGAACTGAAGAGGCATACAAAGAACTACAGAATAGACTTGGTGAATCATACAATGATAAAACAAAAGCAATCTGGCACCCAAGAAAAGTATTCCCTAAGAATTTCAATCTGAGATGGATTCAACCAGACAGACATGATTTACCAAAATATCCAATGTACATTGTATCAAAGACAAGATATGATTCAATGATTACTTCTAAGTCATTTAATCGTATGAAGATACCTCATTACATTGTGATTGAGCCACAAGAGAAAACTCAATATGAAGAAGCACTTGAAAAGTTTGGAATTACTTATGCTGAACTATTAGTTGCCCCATTCAGTAATCATGGTGACGGACCTGGTCGTGCCAGAAATTGGGCATGGGACCATAGTATTGAACTTGGTGCAACTTCACATTGGGTCTTTGATGATAACATTGCAGACTTCTACAGATTACATAACAATCAAAGAATACGATTTGAAAGTGGTGTAGGTTTCAAAGCAATGGAAGACTTTGTTGACAGATATGAAAACATTCCTGTTGCTGGTCCTCAATATCGATTCTTTGTACCATCAGATTTATACAGACCACCTTACGTAGCAAACACAAG